GCTTCCCTATCTAGCGGAAAATCTAAAGTAAACTAGAACTATGGCAGTCACTAACGGATACATTTCTCTAAGCTTGTTGAAAAGCTCGCTTCAGATTGAAGACACGCTTCTAGACGATTTTCTTGAACTCGCTATCGAGTCAGCTTCTCGACAGATTGACGCAGCTTGTGAGCGTACTTTCTACCAAACAGACGGAGAGGCTCGAGTCTTTACCCCAAGAGATTCTTTTGTTTGCGAGATTGACGACCTAAGAAGCTTGACAAGTCTCAAGACTTCGAGCGATGCAGACGGAAGTTTTGATGTCACCTGGGAATCTAAGGATCTGCAACTCGAACCCCTCAATGGACAGGTTAGTGGAGTAGACACACCATTCACTCGCATCAGGGCAGTTGACGAATATCTCTTTACCATTGACGGTCTGGAAGCAACAGTTCAGGTCACCGGAGATTGGGGTTGGGATTCTGTCCCGACTCAAATTCAACAGGCTTGTTTGATTCTCTCGGCCAGATTATTCGAGCGTAGAAACTCACCGCTCGGGATTGCAGGATTCTCGGATGTTGGGGCAGTATTCGTTTCCAAGTTCGACTCAGATATTGACAAGCTTCTAATGCCATTCAAGAAAGTGAGAATGGCTTGAACATAACCCAAATCAGAGACGGGCTAGAAACCAATCTGGAGACGGTTTCAGGTCTGAGGGCATATTCAGAGATTCCAGAGAATCCACAAGTCCCCTGTTCAGTTGTGGCATTGAACTCAATAGATTATGACCAAGCCTTTCAGCGTGGACTTGCCGAACTAACTTTTACCATCACCGTTATTGTTGGAAGGTTCTCGGTTCAACAGGCACAAGAAAACTTGAACGATTATGCAGGCAACGGATCTAAAAGTATCAAGACAGCCATTCAGTCAGATAGAACTCTCGGCGGTTCGGCTGTTGATACCGTTCTAACCTCGATGAACTCAATTTCTGCATTAGACTTAAATGACGGAAACAACTATCTCGGGATGGAATTTTCCGTCACCGTTTACGCAAACTAAAAGGAGAAACTAAATTCGGATCAGCAGCAGTTGACGCAACTCTATGGCCACTTCTCGGAAGCACCGTTGAAATTATTATCGCACCAACAAGCGATGCAGTTTCAGCCACCAACCCAAGCTACACATTCAACGCATTGGTTACTCAGTACCAGCCATTTGCAAACGCAGTTGGCGAACTAGCAACTCTTTCAGTAAGCTGGCCAGTAACGGGCGATGTCGTTCGTGGTACGGGAGCGTAAGGAAACAATATGCAAATCAACCTCCAAACAACATTCGATGACGGAACTGAGAAAGTAATTACAGCCGGAGCAGCCGACTTAGTTGCTTTTGAAAGGGAGTTCGACCTCAGTGTTGCCAAGTTGCAGAATGAAGTCAAACTGACTCACCTGCTTTATATCGCTTGGCACTCTGAGAATCGTACGAAGTCAACAACGCTAGAGTTCGAAGCTTGGACTAATTCAATCGCTTCTATTCAAGCGAGCGACTCAAAAAAATAATTCCTTTAGCGTAGAATAGTTAGAGTTAGGAGTTCCCTTGATTACACTAGGCAAACAAACCAAAGTCACAGGTTTAGATCGTGCCATTCGTGAGCTGAACAAGGTTGACAGCGGTATTCTCAGGCAACTTCGAAAAGACATGAGACAGGAATCCAGCCCTATCTTGAGAGAGATAGTTGGTGATGTAAATGTCGGTGCTCCCCTCAGCGGTATGAAGGGAACAAACCGAACCGCTTGGAGTGGGGTCAAGGGAGGCTTCAGCTTCCGCCCTAATGCCCGTTCTAAGACCGGAGGATATGTTCCTATCATCAACATGACTCTGAAATCTAAGGGCAAGACAGCAGGGTTTGAGATTGCAGAAATGGCAGGCAGTAAGAACCTGGCCTTCTCAAAGAACAAAGCTCGAGGAAGGCAATTCGTCAGTGCCTTGAAACAGCGTTCAGGCAACCAGTTCAAGGCAGGTCGCTTCGGTTATTCAGAGTTTCTAAAGAGAAGACCAGATGTTCAAAAGGCGGTAATCAAAATCATCAACGAGTTTGCTCAAGAGTTCAATAAGAAGATCAGGATTCGATAATGGCAATCAATCTCCCAATCGTAACGAAGTTCGATGCCAAAGGAATCAAGAGTGCCGAAGCTTCATTACAAAAGTTCGGTAAAGCCGCAGGTGCAGCAGCAGCCGCCGCAACCGCAGCAGTCGCAGGAATAGCGGCAGTCAGTGTCAAAGAGTTCGCCAAGTTCGATGCCGCCCTCAACAAGTCCATCTCCATCATGGGGAATGTCGGGGACAGCCTTCAGAAAGATATGGCAGACACCGCCCGAGAGGTCGCCAAGTCAACAACCTTCTCAGCCGAAGAAGCAGCGGAAGCCTATTTCTTCCTAGCCAGTGCAGGTCTAGATGCTGAACAACAAATCGCAGCCATGCCACAGGTTGCCAAGTTTGCTCAAGCCGGAATGTTCGATATGGCTTTGGCTACCGACCTGGCAACAGACGCTCAGAGTGCTTTGGGTCTAGCCTCAGATGATGCAACCGAGAACCTTGAGAACTTGACTCGAGTCACAGATGTATTCGTAAAGGCAAACACTCTCGCTAACACTTCGGTAGAGCAACTAGCAACAGCGTTCACAACCAAAGCAGGTACAGCTCTCAAGACGGTAAACAAAGACATTGAAGAAGGTGCAGCGGTTCTAGCTGTCTTCGCTGATCAAGGTATCAAGGGTGAGCGAGCTGGAACACTTCTAACAAACACCATCTTCGGTCTAACCGACATCATGAAGAAAGCCCCTGCCCAGGCTGAAGAACTCGGGCTGAAAATCTTTGACGCTTCGGGAGAAATGCGAAGCTTTGCCGACATCTCCAGAGACCTAACTGGAATCCTCGGCACAATGACTAAGGAGCAACAGATTGCTACCTTGTCAAATCTTGGGTTCACTAAACAAGCCCGAGAGGGAACTCTTGCATTACTTGGAAACTCTGATGCTATCGAAGAATACGAAGGCAAGCTCAACGATGCTGGAGGTACAGCCGAAGAGGTCGCCAACAATCAGCTAAAGACGATGACAGCTCAGTTCGAGCTAATCAAGTCTGAAGTCGCAGATGTTGGGATTGAGATTGGTGCAGGTCTAGCTCCGGTTCTGTTGGAACTATTCGAGCAACTAAAGCCGATTATCGAACAGGCCGCCCCTGCCTTCATCTCATTCTTTGAAAGATTAGCCCCTGTTATCTCCAATGCGGTTGACTTCATTTTCAATCAGTTCCTCCCTGCCCTTCAGGGATTGTTTGAATCTATTTCTAGGAATCGTGAAATCATTGGTTTCTTTGTTGTGACTTTGGGAACTCTCCTGATTACAACCCAAGCAATCATCACAGCGGTCAAGACATTCACAGCGGTTCAGGCAATACTCAACACAGTTCTAGCCGCTAACCCAATCGGTATCATCATTACCGCTCTAGCTGTATTCACCGCAGCGGTTATCTATCTAGCCACGCAGACAACATTCTTCCAAGACGCTTGGACAACCATGACCGAGATAGCTTCGGAAGCGTTCAGGATATTCGGGGAGATATTCACCGCCATAGGTGAAGGCATGGTTGAGTTCTTCAGCGGAATAGTTGAGAACATCTCTGAGTCTTGGAATCGAATGACAGAAGCTATCGGCAACGCTATCAAAGCAGCTGCCGAGTTCATCTCTGGAATTTGGAAAGGTTTAGTTGATGGAGTCAATGCAGGAATCGAAAACATTCGTTCATTCTTTGAGTCAGTGTTCAACGGTATCGGCAACTTCTTCAGGGGAGTTGTGAACGGATACATCAGTATGTTTGAGAACTTCTTCAATTTTGTTATCAACGGAGCTAATGGTCTGATTAGGGCGTTGAACAGAATCAGAATCAGTATCCCCTCAACCCCGTTCACTCCGGGCTTCTCTATCGGCGTGAACTTGCCAACGCTGGATAACATCTCCATCCCTAGATTGGCTGAAGGTGGAATCGTCATGCCTCGACCAGGTGGAGTCTTTGCCAACCTAGCCGAAGCAGGAAAGCCCGAAGCGGTTATTCCACTTGACCGCATGGGTTCGATGGGCGAGACAACTAACAATTTCACAATCAATGTCAACACGGGAGTCGGGACTGATCCCGTAGCTGTCGGGCGTGAGGTTGTAAACGCAATCAGAAGGTACGAATCAACCAACGGAAAGGTCTTCGTTTCCGCATGAGCATAAAGGTTGAACTCGGATTTACTTCCGCAGGAGCTTCTGCCCCTTTCTTTCGGTTGAACGACCCGGAGCTTGGAATCCTCGGTGGCACTGAAGGCGTACTCGGTGGCGGTGAGATTCTGATTGAAGTTACTGAATATGTTCGAGACTTCAACTTCAACCGAGGAAAATCAAGGGAGCTAGATAGGTTTCAGGCAGGTCAGGCATCCGTTACATTCAACAACAATGACCGAACCTTTGATCCGACCTACGAGGATTCTCCCTTTCGGGGACAGATTGAACCGAGAAGGCAGATAAGGATTTCGGTTGACGATGTTGTTCAGTACGAGGGAACGATTGACGACTGGAATATTCAATACGATCAGGGCGGTAACTCTTTCGCAGTTGCTCAGGCCTTTGACGGTATCGCAAACCTAGCGAACATCAGATTAGAGAATTACACGCCCGGAACTTCTGGGGCGGTGTTTATACTTGACGATTTATTTCAGGGCGTTCTAGGGGGCACTGATGGCTTGCTAGGCGGTAATGTAACCACGGGTCGAGCAATCGGTGACGCTCTGGACAATATCGGCTGGCCTGCTGCCAAGAGGGATTTAGATACTGGCTTGGCTATCGTTGAGGAAAACCCCGTAGCCAACGGAACTATCATTCTCGATTACTTGCAGACAGTTGCCACAAGCGAGCCGAGCGGTGTCTTTATTTCCAAAGACGGTGATGTGAAATTCGTTGAAAGAAACGCTGGCTTCTTGGCTAACAAACCATTTCTATCTGATGACGGAACTGGAATCCCCTATACGGTTGTTTCGGTAATCTTCGGAACTGAACTTCTGTTCAACGAAATCATCGTTACTAATTCAGAAACTCAGGTAGAGGCTACAAGCGAAACATCTATCAACCTTTACGGAAAGAGAGATGTAACT